TTTTAATACACCTAGTGGTATAGCTGTTGATTCTAGCGGTAATGTTTATGTTGCTGACTCTGGCAATAAAAAAATTCGCAAAGTCACGCCAACCGGTGAAGTTAGTACTTTTTATGAGGGTGGCATATATGATTTCATTCCTAGAAATACCCAATATATATCTGATGTATCTGCTATTTATATTTCTTTTTTTGGTATAGCGATTGATTCTGAAGGTAATCTCATCACAACTGACCCAGTAAATTTAATAATTAATAAAATAACCCCATCTGGTGTTTTGACACATATAGCATATGCTGGTTCAGAAGGTCTTGGGCTTTTAAAATATGATTCTTTAATTGAAAAAGATCCTGGAATCGGTTTATATGGCATTGATATTGATTCCAGTGGAAATATTTATGTTGCTAATAATAACGATAATCCTATTTCTAGGCAAGTTGTTAAAATAACTAATTATAATAATTTTGACCCACATGTTAGTAACTTTCAATCAAGTGATATTGGGTTTGATAATGTTACATTAGGGTGGGCTTCACCTACTACACAACCAGATAGTTATGTTATAATCGTGTTATACAGCTCTACGAAAGATTATGTATCTCGTCAAGATATATCTGGCTCTAGCATATCGGATACCGTCAATGGTCTATCTAGTGGAACCGAATATGAATTTATTATTTATTCTAAGTACAATGACAATAGTATTAGTTCTGGGGTAAGACTTTTGGTAACTACTAAATATGATGTGCAAAATGTAAGATATACTACCTCGACGGAGCTCGGGGAACAGGTGATATGGGTAAATCCTACGGATTTGGAACCATCCGAAATATATACATATAAAGTGTATGCTGGTACTAATAAGGCCACATACGATGTGTCTGGCTCTGGCGTTGATGTAAGTGGTTTTTCATATGATTTAACTCAACAATTTCCTAATGGAATTTTACCTAATGAAACTTTGTATATGAAAGTATGCATTGTGTTAAACGATGTTACTAGCCCAGGGACAAAAACAGTATATTATAAATCAATTTTCGATGTAAGCAGAATAGACGAATATACGAGTTATATTACTCAATTTGCGTTTGATTCTAATGATAATTTATATGCGGTATCGCAGACACTAAGCTGTGTTTATAAAAAAACTCCCGACGGTTCATTTGAGGTTTTTGCAGGTAGCAATGAATCTGGTGGATATCAAGATGGTTCTGGAGACTTAGCAAGGTTTGATTCTCCAACTGGTCTAACCATTGATTCTAATGACAATATATATATATGTGATAATGGTAATAAACGTATTCGCAAAATCACGCCAAATGGAATAGTAACCACGTATGCAGGAAACGATACGGCTACTATTGTTGATGGTAATGGTACAAACGCAAGTTTTGATAATTTAACGACAGGAGGGATAGCAGTTGATTCTAATAACAATTTATATGTTGTCGATTATCCAATTATTCGTAAAATAGACTCCAGTAGAAATGTTAGCACTTTTGTACATAAAAGGAAATACTTAGATTTTTCAAATGATGTAGCTTCGTCTGAATATTTAGCAGATCCCCTAAGATTGGCATGTGATTCTAAAGGTTTTTTATATGTAACTGATAGTAGTAGCAAAGTTATACAAAAAATTGACCCAAGGGGTGATGTTATAAGATTTGTAGGAGGAAGACAATTTAATGGAGTACGTAATTTCGTTGACGGATTTGGAACAGATACGTATTTCGGTAGTCCTAGTCATATTACTATTTCTAGAGCAGGTATTTGTTATATCTCTGATGCTGGTAGTTATACTATACGCCAAATAAATTCGGATGGTTTAGTTAGAACATTGGCGGGAAATGGGGAACAAGCGTTATCGGGTACTGGCGGTGTCGACGGGACAGGAGAAAATGCACGTTTCATTAGCCCACAATCTATCGCATTTGATTCAAAAGGTGATTTATATGTACTTGATATAGGGAAAATACGTAAAATAACCTATCCATTTAATGTTGACACTCAGTTTTTCGACACTGGTTATTGGACAAATCTACTAGAAAAACAAATGATGTTGCCGGAACCCCGTGCCGTTTTTAGCCCTCCATTAAATGCTCATTATTTGAATTTGCCATCTCCAATTGCCACATATTTTTTTGATTCTTCCTCTGAAATATATTTTTTGCCGACAAACAGAGATTTATCAGATAATATTATTGTCGAATTATCAACTCTGGATTTAGTGCCCTCCAATTCGTTTGTAACGTTACCAATAAGCAATATTGATGACAAAATGTACATAACTGATACACCTCCAATAGAAATAACATTGAAGTCAGGTGATAACGGCAAATATTTAAGCGTTACACAGGGTTATGTTATTAATGATACACCCGTACTTTCAGGGGAAACTTTTGATATAGGAACATATATATTTCGTTTTATATTTTCACCAAGTTATGCCATTGGTCAATTAATAAACACAGCTACAACAACATTTCCTTCGACTACCGTTTGCTTTCTTGCCGGTACTAAAGTTGAAACTGATCAAGGATTAATAGATATTGATAAAATTAGTACCAAAAAAAATACCATAAATGGCAGAAAGATTGTGGCCATTGTAGCAACTAACGCACCTAGCACTCGCTTATATATTATAAGAAAGAGCTTACTGGCTTACAATATTCCAAATAAAGAAACTATTATTACCGGTTGGCATAAAATTTTATATAATGGAGATATGATTATCGCTGGCAAAATACCTGGTAGTATAGAAATAAAATATAATGGTGAAATAACTTACAACGTACTTATGGAAAACCACGAAACGATGCGTGTAAATAATATGACAGTTGAGACACTATACCCAGGGCATCCCGTTGCAGAGTCTTATATTGCTTTTAAAAAGGGTCGTCACAAGGGTAACTTGGGTTGTTTGAACTAAAAAATTTATTGTATTTTTTAATTTATATTATGTAAATTGTACAAAATATAAGTTGAATAAATGGTATTAAATCTGTGCTTGACGGATAAGTAAAAGAGCACATACCGTAAAGTGCCGAAGTTAAGTACACCCCCTTTCAGAGGGGGAACGTAACTTTACAGCACTTTCACGGCGGTGGCCATGCGAAGTTATACTCTTTAAGGTGTACCTATCCGGGTGAGCAAGGTTGTTTGATTTACAAGGTGAGCACTGGCTGGTAGCGTATTTTATGGTGAATTACGAAGTTGCCCCCTTAGTGGTACAACTTTGCTATATGTCGGTAGAATAAAGTTGGTATACTTACCCTTGATTCTGACTTCACCTAAACTTATATTGTTATTTATAATATAATGTATTCCCCAAACTTAAATACAATAATGAACGCAATATTGGAGAAAACGGCTAGTGACGATGAGTTACCGTTTACAATATTTCCAGGTCAAAAAGCTAGGGTTTCGGGTAATACGAAAATTAAGATTCTATTTGTTTCTTCTCACTGCCATCAATACAATAGTAATAGCAAGGTATCATGGAATATTTTGAAACTATTTTCACAAATACCTAATTCATTTGAAGTGTTGCACTTTGGAATTATGCAAGCCGATAAAGTTGACGCAAATTTTCGCCCTTATCCTCCGAATATTACGTATTGTTCTGTGCGTGAAATCACTAATGATCCATACGGCCTTGATAAGTTTAGGAAGCTAATTACGGATTTTTCGCCCGATATTATATTACTATTTCATAATTTAGAAGTTATTAAAAAATATATAGACATTTGTGCTGGGTTTTCTGGCATTGTTGCGTGTTATATAGATATGTGTTATTTTAGTATTAAGAGTGATTATGTGCTAATGTTAAACAATAGCGTTAGGCAGATTTTCACTACATCGTTATTTTGGAAAACTAATTTGGAGTCACAGGGTGTCAAAACACCTATAGCAGTATTTGAATACGGGTTTGATAAGGAGGATTTTAGTAAAGTTGATAAAATTGTTGCAAGAAATAATATTAAACTGCCGGCAGATTCGTTTTTGATTCTGAACCCTAATAAAAATACGCAGAAGCATCGGTATGATATTTTACTTATGGCTTTTGTTAAACTTGTAGTTAAGTATCCAGATAGAGAGGATATACATTTATTGTGTTTATGTGATAAGGGCGAAGGCGGTGGATATCCAATTTTGGAAATTTATATTGCGGAATTGCGCAAATATACATCGGAAGTGAAAAGACATTTAGGAAAGATTTTATTGATACAAAACGAACAAAATTATCCCGATAGTGTGATTAATATGATTTATAATTGTGCCGATATTGGGGTCGGGTGTCCCGATGGGGAAGGTGGTAGTTTGGCGGCTTTGGAAATGATGGGAATCGGAATACCGCAAATTTTACCCGATTTTGGTGTGTATGATAAAAAAATTGCGGAAATTTTTGCTTTAGTGCCAATTAAATTTGTATCTTATTTGACAAATAAGGATAGCGGTATGGCAGGTGAGGCTAGAGCTGTTTGTGCGGACGATTTATTCTTGGCGTTAGAAAAATATTTTTTATCGGTAGATTTAGTTTCGGAACATGGTAAATATGCCACAATTAATATTAACAATAGGAGTTGGCAAAAGACGTCTATTGCGTTTTTTGAATATTTATATAGGTGCCAGTACCGATGTTAAATATCCCTCTTTTGTTGTATATCTTTGGTACTGGCCGGTATTTGTTTGGAAAAATTTATCCGGGCGACACTAAAAGCGGGTCTTGCTTTATTTAAACCCGTGCCGGTAAGTTGATATACCGGCAAGTGGTGTTATTTCGTCTATCCGGGCGAGCAGGGTTGCTTGATTAAATACCATTTATTAAACTGATATTTTGTAGTTTTTAGATAATATAAATTATAAAATACCTTAAAATTTTCAGATCAAACAACCCAGCACGCCCTTGTAATACCATTATTTCAACTTATATTTATCCGGGCGAGCAAAGTTGTTTGATTTGATACAATTTATCAAACTTATATTTTGTAGTTTTTACATAATATAAATTATTAAATACATTAAATTTTTCAGATCAAACAACCCTACTAGCCCTTTTATTGTTTTTATATAAGGACTACTATCAAATTTGTACCGTAAAGTCCCGAAGTAAAGTACACCTATCTGAAGGGGATGTACTTAACTTTGGCACTTCGGCGGTATTGTAAATTATAAAAATACCTTACATTTTTCGGAACAAATAACCATGCTTGCCTTTGTAATAAACAATAGTTTGCATGCGAATTATTGTTAATTAGCTATCGTTATCATCACGCACTGTTGACTTACCGGCCAGTACCGAAGTTGTACCCCAAAGGGGTAAACTTCGGCACTGACCGGTAATAAAAAGATTTTCATTTATCTCTTGGAAACATCATTAATGCCGTCATTACTATAAAAAATACAAACGTATGTAATAAAAATCCAACTGTTGTCGGACATCCTGACGTTGCTACATGGAAAAGGCTACCAAAAGCCATTTGCGATAAACTGTACGTTTCGGGGTTTGCTACCAGGAAAAACACCAAAGCACTGTAAAAACTATATTTCAGTTTTAGTAAAATATTTAGATTGGTCATTTTATAATAGCTACACATTTTTTTATAACTTAGCTAAACGGGCACCCTTTAGTGTTAGTCGGCCACCGTGTGTTTTCTGTGCCCGTGCGTTATAATTCACCCATGTTGCCCCCTTAGCTCCCTTTCCATATAACTGGTTTAGTTGACCTTGGGAAACGTCCATTCTACCTTTGCTGGTTGCTGTCGAACGCATATAACTTGGGGATGTTTGCTTTACTGGCCGACTTACTTTAGCTGCCGATCTTGCTGTAAGCGGGTATGATTCTTGACTTGTATCATTGGTTGTATCATTTTTTCTATACGATTCTAATTCCATAGTAATTTGACGATTCATATCATCTATTGCATCCCTTTCAACCTTAAGTCTAGCATATGCATCTCTACATTCTGTTAATTGGCGTTCCAAACTGGCTTTATCAGCGACACTTGGTGCCATTGCCAAGGCTGTATTTAAGCGTGTGATTTCGCCCTCCTTTTGTGTCATTAAACCTGTCAAGCGACTGACTTCGGCTACCTGCCTGGCCTTTTCATCTTCTAGTCTTATAAATTCCGCTTGATTATTTCTGAGGTGTGCGTTTATACCATGTTCTATCATATTATCCGGAACATCGCCCGTAACCTTAGCTTTAATTACTGCCTTTAATTTTTCCAATTCGGCTAATTTTGCTCCGGCTTCGACTAATCTGACTCTTAGATCAGCCACTTCGTGTTCTAAAGTGGCTTTTTGTCCGGTAATTTCAGCTTGCTTACGTTCACATTCAGCCAATTTACCACGAAGTTCGGAAATAGTAGTAGCGTTAGTTCCTGCTCCGGCAAGCTGAGCCTGTAATTGACCATAGGTTGCTTTTTGTGTTAATAATTCGGTCTCCAAACCTTTAATTCGAGCGTCTTTTCCTGTACATTCAGCTGTTAAATCTCCAACGGCTTTTTTTAACGCATCATTTTCAGCTGTAAGATCTTGAAATGCTTTCATATGTGTGTTGACAAGTGGTTCAAATTGTGCGTTTTCTTTACCTTCGCCAATAACCTTTGCGATAATTTTCTTTAGCTGTGTTATTTTTTCCATTAGCTTAGTAGCCTCTGTCCCGTCGTATTCGGACATTGTAGAAGCTGAGGAAACTGATTGTTTTAAACGTGCTAATTCTGCTTCGCATGTGGCAAGCTTATCCCTAAATTCTGCCAATTTGCTTTGCCACAAGGCTCCCATGCGACGACCTTCCGATAATTGCCATTTCTGAAGATTGGATTTCCGTTTCAATGAAATTTTCCGTCTGAAACCGTTCATTTCGTTATTAAGTTTGCTCAAACTATCATTTACTGCTTCCTTTTTACGACGCCGTGTATTGTTTTTTGAGGCTCCTCCCGCCATAGGTTTATTCCATGTAGATTCTCCCGTAGTTTGATTAACATACCAATAATGTCCTTCCTCATCGGGACCAGCCTTTGCCCATCCAGGAGGAAGACCAGTAACTGACGATAGTGAGGTAGTAGCCTCTTGTACTTGGCCTTGTGTATCTACTTGTGGTAATGGTGGTGCGGATGGCCTTGGTTCTGGCGGTGCGGATTGTTCGAGCGGTGCTGATTGTTCGGGCGGTGCTGATTGTTCAGATGGTGCGACTTGAAGTACATTTTTCGGAGGCCGTTCTACTACACCTTCAGCCGAAGCTGAACTAATATTAGAGTTTAAAGCATATAACTCTTCTGCCTGTTCAGCGTGTAATTTTGCCGCCATCTGAAGCTTTATAACATTTCTTTCCAAGTCCTCCATCGCATTTAACGATGCAGCATCAGAGTTCATTTCTTTTAATTTTCTTAAAGCCTCTTCCACCTCCCTTTCGGCTTCGGCAAATTTAGCAACCGCTTTATCTCCAAGAGCAGCCAAATCAACCTTGGATGTTTTTCTATCCAAAATGCTCTGCATATTTTTATTTGCCATTTCAATGCTTCTTTTTAAACCGTCCATCCCTTCCGCTATATCTGAACGCATATCCGCCAAAATTCCCTGTGTTAAATCTGCCGTGACTGCTGCCTTAATCGTATCTACAGTTGGGGATGCTGGCTTTGCCAATATTTCTTGTAGAATCTGTGTATAATCTTGTTGTAGTGGCAATTCTTTTAATAATGCTCTAATGGCCTCTTTATCGGCTTCTTTTAATGCTGGTTGCGTTTGGATTAATTGTCTGATTGCTTCTAAGCTAACCGGTGGACTGGCTTTCAATAGCTCTTTTATTTCTGCTACATTTTTACTAACATCATGTGGTGGTTTCGGAAGCTGGTTTATTATAGTCTCCAATCTTTGAATGTCTGCTTCCCCAAGACCCGATTTACCTTTTAATTCTGTTAATAACTCTATTAATTCAGGATTACCTACCCCCTTTGAAACAGTAGTTATATGGTCCGTTATACTTTTTACCATGGTTGAAAATAAGCCATTTATTTTTTGTTCTAATTGTGTGAAATCTGGTGCTGGAATCGCTATAGATTGTACGGCCGTAATAACGCTATCGAATTTTGTTTTTAAATAAGTCTGTAAACTTTTAAACTCTTCGGGCGAACCTTCAACCGGCTTAAGTACAGAAAGGATTCCGCTTAGTTCGGCAATTTTAGAATTTAATGAATCTACCAAAGACTTAATATTTGTTGCGTTTGTGCCAGGTGTGCCTACATCTGAGCCTGGTGATTGTGGTTCTGTACTTATGGTTTTAGTAGACGAGCGTGGTTTTGAATTTGGTTCTCCCGTGTTTTTTAGCCCTTCAATTAGTGCTGTTAGATCTGTAAACCCTTTTTCTATAATGGATTTTAATACGTTAATTTCAGATACAGGATGCGTTAATGCGTCCTCAATTAGTTTTAATTTAGCTTGTACATTTGTTTGAAAATCTGTATTTGAAACTTCTCCTGGGGGAGCAGAGCCATTTGTAGAACCTAGAAGTTTTAATAATTGACTTCTTAAATCATTCGCCTTTATAGCTTCTAATAACTCTTTTAGTGTTTTTCCGTCGTCACTTTCCATTTTAGTTTCCACTATTTCAGCCAATCGTGATATTCCATCTTTAAGCTCTTCGCAACAATTATCGCTAACTGTGCCTGTAGTTGTCGCATTTGTACGTTCTGTTGCCCCGCCTTCTAGGCACATTAATTCAGCGTCTTTATTATCATCACCGCCCTTAATTAATTCCTCAATAGTCTTAATTAAATTTGTCTGTTTTAGCCTCATTCCATCTGTAGTATTTACATCGTTGGTGGCCTTTTTAACAACTGATTTATAATGGCATAAAATGCGTAATACTACATCGGGTATTGGTTGCTGGGGACCTTTTCCCAACCAGTTTATAAAGTTTCTATAATCTTCGGGGGATAGGTCAAATTCATTTTTAGCTTTTCCGTTTTCTAATATTCTGAATGACTCTAGAAGAGGTATATCTTCTGGAAGATAGCCCTTACCACTGTCTATTCTGTCGAAATTAGCCTTTCTGCTTATGTTTATTTTAAAACCCATTGGCATAAATACCATAGTATCTCTATCTATTATAAACAAAGCATTTTATTATTTATTAACCCAGTCAAGGTTGGATACAGTAATATATATTGCGAAGTGCCGAAGTTGAGTACACCCATATGAAAGAAGGTATTCTCAACTTTACGGTAGTTTACAGCTACGGCCCTACGAAGGTGGTACCCCTTTGGATTAGTTAACTTCGGCACTAGCCTGTAGACCGGTGCCGATTTAAAATGAGCGTTTTTTAACAATAATTCGCTTGCGAATTATTTTCAATCAGGCATCATTTTCATCACGCACTGACAAATTGCCCGCTCGATTAAAATTGGCTAGGCTGTAAAATTGCCGTTTTAGACAATAATTCGTAATAATTATTATTTAATTTGTGGCTATTTTGAATGAAGTGCTGAGTACGGGTCTAAAAGTTGAGATTTTTCCACAAAAGTAGTTATTAGAACAAACACTATTGTTTGTTCTACAAGGGTGAGCAGGGTTGTTTGATCTGAAAAATTTGAGGTATTTTATAATTTATATTATTTAAAAAACTGTAAAATATAAGCTGAATAAATGGTATTAAATCAAACTGTGCTTGCCCGGATAATAATTTAAGCTATTTTTTTTGAAAACGGGTAACACCTTAGGTGTTACCCGTTTATAAATATGGGACGTTTTTAGATTGCGGCAGCCAAAGTGGCCTTTATCTTAGTTAATTCAGATTCCATTTGTTCTATAGCTAGAAGCATTTCCATTTTACCTTTTTTATCCAACCTATTTGGTTTGGAGCTTCCTGGAACACCTGACATTGCGTCAGTAGCAGCTGACAATACAAATGTTTCTTTATCAGATAGACTATTTGCCTTTCGTGTGTTTATATTTTGCTGAGCCTCTTGACGGGCTTTTAATAAAACCGACCACATGATGTAATATGCAGTTTCACATTTTTTATTTGTTAACATTTGTGAAGTAGTTTGGCAGTATGGAAGTTTTTCGAAAAATTCATACAAATAGTGTTTTAAACTTTCACGTATTTCTCCCTCAACGCCTAAAGTTTTTAATAAGTCGTCTTCAGCGGGGGTTAGTGTTTTATTAGTATGCCTATTAGAAAAGATTTCTGAACGCCGGGCACGTGCTACTTTGTCATATTCAATTCTAAACTCTTGACCCGTTAAATTTATAATTTCTCTACTTGATGGACCATTTTTATTTAACTCATCAATAGATGATACTTTTGCTTTTTTTATGACGCCTGTGGCTGTTGGCCTAGTTGTGTTATTGGGTTTGTTTTTCTTATCAACTGGGGGAGCGTCGTCTTCATCATCTGAAGCTAGGCCACGTCGAGGCTCACCTTTAGGCTCACCTTTAGGCTCACCTTTAGGCTCACCTTTAGGCTCACCTTTAGGCTCACCTTTAGGCTCACCTT